ACTGGCTAATCCAGAAATCGGCAAAATGGCTCACAACATGAAGTATGAAGAACAGTGGAGTAAAGTTAGGCTGAGACAACCCGTTCAGAACTGGATATGGGATTCAATGCAGGCGGCTCACATATTGGATAACCGCCCTGGTATTACTTCGTTAAAATTTCAAGTGTATGCGCAATTTGGAATAATAAATTATGACAGTGAGATTGCCCCGTATTTAAAATCTGGAAGTAAAGATGGAAATGCTAAAAATAGAATAATGGAATTAATACAACTTCCGGAGAATAAAGAAAAATTATTACAATATTGTGCGCTTGATGCCATTTTTACATATAGGCTTTCCACACTCCAAAGGAAAGAGATGGGCGTGTTATTATGATGGGCAAAAGAACTTATAGCATGAAAATTAATCCAAAAACAAAACAGGCATACGATTTGATTCACAAAGGAGTCTTGGCATTTTCAAGAGCCGAAAGTCAGGGAATCAGGGTCGATGTTGAATACGCTAAAAAGAAAAAAGCCCGGTTGACAAAGAAAATTGAACGTCTGGAAAACCGATTATATGAAACCAAGTTTTACCGGCAGTGGCAATACCACAGCAAAAGTAAACCAAACATAAATTCCGGTACTCAACTATCTTATTTCCTGTACAACGTCCAAAAACTGGAGCCAGCAAAACAAACAGCATCCGGCAAAGGTTCAACCGACGATGAAGCTCTCCGGCAATTAAACATACCTGAACTGAATGATATATTGGAAATCAAAAAACTACAGAAAGTCCGGGATACTTATCTGGATGCTTTCCTCAGAGAACAGGTTAATGGATATATTCATCCATCGTTTAATTTGCATTTGGTTCGTAGCTACAGATCCAGCAGTGATAGGCCAAACTTCCAGAATATTCCTAGAAGGGACGAGGAGGCTATGCAGACGACACGTAAGGCATTATATCCACGACCAGGTCATCAACTACTTGAAGTTGATTTCAAAGCCTTGGAAGTGGCAATAGCCTGTTGCTACCATCAGGATCCAAATATGTTGAAGTATATTAAGAATCCTGCTTCAGATATGCACGCCGACATGGCTAAACAAATATTCAAACTTCCAACCTTGAATAAACATATAGCAGAACATAAAGTATTAAGGGATGCTGCAAAGAGTGGTTTTGTGTTTCCTGAATTCTATGGGGATTATTACAGGAATTGTGTAGAGAGTATGGCTTGTAACTGGGGAGAATTGTCACAAGGTAAGTGGAAAGAAGGACAAGGAATTAAACTTCCTGAAGGAACATTGTCTGACCACTTAATTTCAAAAGGAATAAAATCATACAAACAATTTGAAGAACACATCAAAGATATTGAAGAGGATTTTTGGGTAAACCGTTTTCCTGATTATGCTAAGTGGAAAAAGCGTTGGTGGACTGTGTATCAAAAGCACGGATATATTGATATGAAGACTGGTTTCCGTTGTGTTGATATACTATCTCGTAATGATGCTATTAACCGTCCGGTACAGGGAGCTGCCTTTCACTGCTTGCTTTGGAGTTTTATTTCCCTCGACAAAATTATGATTGAAGAAAAATGGGATACCAAATTAATCGGACAAGTACATGACTCCGTAGTTTTAGATGTCCATCCAGATGAACTTAACCATGTAGCAAAAACAGTTCGTAGAGTAACTTGTGAAGATTTACCGAAAGCTTGGAAATGGATAATTGTACCGCTTTCAGTAGATATGGAGCTGGCAGGAGTGGATGAAAGTTGGGCTGAAAAGAAAGAATTCGTATGTTAAATAAAAAATTTGTATAATATAGTAAATAGAAATATTATGAAAACACCAAAAGATCATGTAACTTCCCGTAAAGAAGCTATTAGTTTTAGGATTGTAACCAAAACCAAATGGTATAAAAGAATATGGTATTTAATTAGCAATCCATTTTTTTATACTTGTAAAGGAAAGTGGAGATTATAATGAAAACTCCAAAAACAAATGAAAATGCTTTAAAAAACATTGGACAATTATGAGCCTTTACCACAAATACAGACCAACAGAACTGGAAGACATCCGAGGCAATTCGGAAATGGTTGAATCCTTGCAGGCAATGTTATCAGACAAAGACACTTGTTCACATTCCCTATTAATTCATGGACCAACAGGTTGTGGAAAAACTACAATAGGAAGGATCATAGCTACAGAACTTGGTTGTAAAGGAAATGATTTCCGGGAAGTTAATACAGCAGACTTCCGTGGTATTGATACCATACGTGAAATCCGTAAACAAGCTCAATATAAATCATTAGAAGGGGCTTGTTCAGTTTGGTTGTTAGACGAAATACATCAGATGGGAACAGCTGGACAACACGCCTTGTTAAAAATGTTGGAGGATGCCCCAAAGCACGTTTACTTTGTACTCTGTACAACCGAGCCACAAAGATTATTAACAACAATAAAAGGCAGGTGTGCTCAATTCCAAGTCCGTCCACTAAATGAACGGCAGATGTTTGGATTGTTAAGAAACGTGGTAAAGGCAGAAGATGAAACCTGTACAAAAGAAATATATGAACAAATCTTTCAGGATAGTTTCGGTCATCCTCGTAATGCCTTGCAGATACTGGATCAAGTATTGAAGGCAGAACCAGAACAGAGATTGGAAATAGCTAAACGTGCTGAGATAGTCCAATCACAGAGTATTCAATTGTGTAGAGCATTAGTAAATGGAGGAACAGCTTGGAAAGAAGTTCGTGTAATATTAAACGGATTGAAAGAGGAGGAACCGGAAAGCATTCGTCGACACGTTCTGGGATATGCTCAAGCAGTTTTGTTGAAGTCAGATAATGTAAGGGCTGGTTTGGTGTTGGAGGAGTTTGTAGGTCACTTTTACAACTCAGGTTTTCCCGGGCTTACTTTTGCGTGCTATACAGTGATTAAAAACTAAAATGAAAATAAAACCACCATCAAAAAAGGCAAAATTACAACCACTCGTCCGTAGAGGAAAAAAGGTTGGGAGAAATGATAAATGCCCTTGTAATAGTGGTAAGAAATATAAACATTGTTGTTTGACAAAGATAAAGGAGAATGAATTACCTCCAAAAAGCAAGGTGGAAAAAGTACCGGAAAGGAAATTTAAAAGAACTAAAAAATAAATGATATGAACTACGAAAAAGACACAAACATCGACCCTTCACAATTAGATGTGGAGTGGTTAGAACAAAGCCGATTGACATTGATGTACACCAGACATCAAGCCGAGGTGCAAAGGGAGGAAGAAACAGCCAAAGAAAAATTGGAATTTGTTTCTGCTGAATTGGATAAAGAAATAAGAAGTAATCCTGCGAAGTTTAAAATTGAAAAGATTACTGAAAGTGTAATAAGAAATACTATTCTTTTAAGTGAAGAATATGCACAAGCAAATACAGAGTACCTTGACGCTCGGTTTGAAAACAATGTAGCCAAAGGGGTATGCCGAACAATAGATACTAAAAAAGTAGCATTGGAAAACCTGGTAAAGTTAAATGGTCAACAGTACTTTGCCGGACCACGTTCCCCGAGGGATATATCTCAGGAATGGGAAAAGCATGAAAAGCAAAAGAAAGTTGATACTGGCGTTGGTAAACGATCAAACAGAACAAGAACAAAATAAAAACTATGGATGATAGTAATCTTATAAAAGAAATATTAAACGGAGCAGCTTTAGGAATAATATTTTTATGTGTATTATATCTAATAGGAAGAATCTTAACGGCTGCTTGTATTGACGGAGTAGTAAAACATTTTAAAAACAAATCTAAACAAAAACAAAATGACAAAGAAAAGAAAAAGTAGTTTTAGAGGTAAGGTCAACAAGGATTCCAAACGTCAGACATCTGGCTATGGATATCTGAACCTACCAAAAGGAATAAGTGTATTCAATCCAGAACCAAAAAGTATGGTAAAGTTGGATTTCATGCCTTATAAAGTAACCAGTAAACGCCATCCTGATCGTAACGTGGAGGATGAAATTGCAGTACCAGGAAGTCTTTGGTATAAACTTCCATTCAAAATTCACAGGAATGTTGGGGTGGATAACGACAGGGTTGTTTGTTTAACTTCCATTGGGAAGCCTTGTCCGATATGTGAAAAGCGTTCAGAAATGATTCGCCAGGAAGCTGACAAAGAGGATTCAGATGCTTTAAAACAATCCTTGAGAAATCTATATGTTGTGATTCCTTTGGATTCTAAAAAACATGATGCTGATCCTCACATACTAGATATGTCGCAGTATCTATGCCAAGAAGAAATTAATAATACCTTGGAAGAGGATGAAGAGTTTGAAATATTTCCAGACTTGGAAGAAGGTTGGACGATGAAATGCCGGTTTGATGCAAGTACAATGGGTACGTCAAAACCATTTGCAGAGCTTGGAAAAGTAACTCCTATTGAAAGGAAAGAACAATATACGGAAGACATTTTGGATGATATACCAAACTTGGATGAGGTATTGAATATTCTTTCTTACAAGGAGTTGGAAGCTAAATTCCTGGAACTGGATGAAGAAGAGGATCCAGACGAGAAGGAGTTGGAAGCTAAATTCCTGGAACTGGATGAAGAAGAGGATCCAGACGAGAAGGAGCAGGAAGAGGAGCAACTTACTACAAGAAGACGTAAAACAAAGGAACCAGAAGAGACTCCGGATGAAGAAAAACCAACTCGTACAAGAAAACACAAAGGGGAAGAACCAGAGGAAGAGGTGGAAGAGGTGGAAGAGGCAAAACCAAAACGCACCCGTCGGAAGCCTGCAGAGGAAAAGAAAGAAACCCTGGATGATAAATGTCCTCACGGGCATACGTTTGGAGAGGATTGTGATGAATACCCAAAAGATTGTAATGACTGTGATGAATGGGATGCATGTGGTGAGGAACAAGATAAAAAAATAG